TTTGGTGGAGCAATCAGGGATTTAGTCGAACACTCGGCACCTTCAAGGTTTTCGGGTATATCGTCGTTTTGTCCGGCTTCCAGAGGAATTTCCACGGTGTTGTGGTCGCCGGTGAAGCTGAACACGATTTTCAGCCGGTCGTCATCGTAGACGTAAACGCATATCAGGAAAAGGCGGAACAAATCGGCCTGGAACTGCTTGTCCTCGACGTCGCCTTTTCGCAGCGCCCGCAGAGTGGCGACCAGATCGTCACGGTCCACTTTGACCTCATCAGCCTTGGCAGCCTGTATCTTGGTGTTCAGCTCGGACTGCTGCGCTTCCAGTTCCAGCAGGCGGGAGCGGGTCGTCTCGGTGATGATGCCGGCCTCAATGGCCTTGAGGATGTTCTTGGCAGCCCGCTTGCTTTCGGCCAGCTCGCTTTCCATCGCCTCGATCTGCAAGTCCTGGTCGTACCGCTCCCAATAGGCGACGCTCTGATCGGCGATCCACTCGATGGTCTCGTCGGTCAGGCAGTACATCATGATGGCCTGTGCAACCGCACGTTCGATCACGTCCCGGCGGACGTTCTTTTTGGCGCAGGTTTTTTCCTTATGGCCTTGGCAGACGTAGTAGTAATGCAGTTCCCCGGAACGGCTGGTGCCGGACATCCCGACCATGTAACGTCCGCAGTGGCCGCACTTCAGCTTGCCGGTCAGCAGGTAGTCGGCGCCCCCGGCGCGGCGGCGGCCGGTGTGTTGCGGGTTCTTTTTCATCTTGCACACCTCCTGGACCTTGAAAAAGAGCGGGTCGCTGATGATGCGGGGGACACCCCCTTCGATGCGAACATCCCCGTAAATATAGATTCCCCTGTAGCGCTCGTTGTGCAAAATGGTAGTGAAGCTGCCTTTGTTCCAACGGGCGCCTTTTTTTGTTTTGATGCCGCGGGCGTTCAGGTCGTCCAGTATATCCGCGAAGGGTTCATAGTCCGAGACCCGGCGGTAGATTTCCCGGACGATTTCGGCCTCGGCCTCGTCCGCGACGATGCGGCCGTCCACGCCACGTTTCAGGCCGAAAGGCAGGCTGCCGTTGCTCTTGCACTGGCGGGCATTGTCCATCAGGCCCCGGGTGATGTCCTCGGCCATGTTCTCGCTGTAGAACTGGTTGACGTTCATCATGCTCCTGAGTGCAAAGCGCCCGGCGGCGGTGTCGTCGAAGTCCTCCTCGGCATACAACACCCGCACGCCCATTTCATCCAGCTTGGATTCGTTGACCATGGCTTGCAGCATGTTTCTGCCGATTCGGTTTGACTTCCAGGCAACGACATACTGAAATTTCCCGGCTTCGGCGTCTTTCATCATTTTTTGAAAGGCCGGCCGCCGGTCCGTCTTGCCGCTGACAGCCCGGTCAGCATAGGTGTCCACGATGGTCAGGCCGATCTCTTTGGCGTGCTGCATACATTCAGCCACCTGCTGTTCGATGCTGGCGTCTTTCTGGGAGTGGGAGCTGTACCGGGCATAGATGACACCAGTGCCGTTCTTGACCTTTGCGCCGCCTCGGGGCTTGGCTGGGGATTTCTTTGCCACTGGTATCACCTCCTTTTGGTCTGTCCTGTTTAGTATATACCTCTACGTTACTCTATAACCTAACCAGTATAGTAACAGTTAGTAGTATAGTATATAGAGAGTAGAATTAGCGCGTCGCGCGCGCGCATGCGCGAGTATCGGTACCATATCACCTTTGTGCAGGAAAAATTTGTAGTGGTATCACTACCATATAGAACCCTTTATATACCCTTAAAACCAATGGAAAAAGCCGACGGCTTTGCCTTCGATGCGAATGTTTTCCAGTTCCTGGCCCCTGTAGACCCTGGCTCTATAGGCAGAATTGCAAGGCTGTAAGGTCAAACTTTCACCGTCGTAGTACACCCGTTTGAGTGTAGCCTCGTCGCCAATACGGACGGCGGCAATCTGGCCGTCCTCGACTTCGGGCTGGATGTGGATATAAACGAGATCGCTGTCCCGGATACCGGCCTCGATCATGCTGTCTCCATGGCAGCGCAGAGCAAAATCACAGTGTGCACCCTCTGGCACGTCCACATAGTCCACAATGTTTTGTTCGGCGGTAATCGGCTCACCACAGGCGATGTCTCCAATCAAGGGAACTTTTTTCATTTTGGGCAATGGTTCAAAGCCGGCAGGAATTTTCGTTGAGGAAGCCGGTTCGGCGGAGCCATCGCGCTGCATGGGAACATCATAGCCCATCAGCCATGCTTCTGACACACCAAGAGCAAGCCCTAGAATTGAGAGTTTTTCTTGTCCTGGCGTGAATTTTCCTGTGACATATTGGCTTAAATCAGACTTTGTGAGTTTGATTCCATATTTTTTGCAATAAGGGGCGGCCTTTTCGAGAACGTCGACCTGACGTAGATTTCGGTCGGCCAGAAGGCGTTTAAGTCTGGTTGATGTTGTTTCTTTCATATTAGATGCCCTCCATCGCTACAAGTATACCCTAAATTGAACTAAAGTTCAAGAGTAAAAAACAAAATTTCAGGAAAATTGAATTTTCCTATTGACAATCTACATTGCCTATCGTATACTGTATACAGTTCAGTCGAACTGAACAAAAGGAGGTGATTTAATGCCGTATAACTACAGCAAACTTTTGGGGCGAATCGTTGAATGCGTTGGAACCCAGGCTGCGTTTGCCGAAAAAATGGGCCTTTCAGAGCGCTCTATTAGCCTTAAATTGAATGGCAAGGTTTCATGGAAGCAACCTGAAATCGCTAAGGCATGTGAGATTCTGAGCATTCAGATGGGCGATATCGACAAATATTTTTTTGCCTTATAAGTTCAGTATAACTGAACTTGCAGGAAGGAGTTGATTTGATGATTGACCTGCACAGCGCAACGCGCAAACGCTCAGATGTGCCTCTGGACCAGCTTTTGGAATCTATTGGGAACATCCGGGATGCCAGATGGAAAGGCAAGCCGGTCCGCTACATTCCCGAAAGCGATGGTCTGTGGTTCGTCCTGGCCGATGTCCTGGTGGCGCTGGATTACAAAGTGAAGCCGTCGCACGTCAAGAAAGCCTTACGCGCTGAAGAATGCCGTCTGATGGAGATTGGAGTAAAGAGCGCGCTGGCCAACTGTGTTAATATGACTGGCTTGTTGAAGATCCTCAGCTTCAGCGGAAAACCGGACGCCCCGGACTTTCTGGAGTGGGCAAGAGAGGTTGAGAGGGGAGTGAAGCTGTAATGCGGCTGATGTATGAACCAGGACGTGAGTCCCTATTTATCCCGCGTGGAGCGTTTGACAAGGTTGTGCGCCTGATGATGGCATGGGCGAGGGCCTACCACGCGGCGCGCTGGGAAGTTACCGGAGTCGAGACCTACGAGGAAACCGAGGTTGTTCTGGAAGGCCTGGCAAGCATACTGGCTCAAAACGAAAAGTGCCGGGTCGTTATGAGGTACGACCCGGCGGGAGAAAGGGTTTATTTTGAGCGTGACGATGAGCCAAACGATACGATGTGACAGGATTTCGGAATATTCACCCAGTCCTCAAGGACTTGGTTGTCGTAGAGAAAGAACTCAATGAAACCAAGGCCTGGTGTAACGGATGGCGTCATGTACGCCGCATGGTGAATTTCTTTATAAATCCTTTTGCGCTCATCTTGTGAAAGGCTTGATAAATCAACCTGGTAACGAATCAAAAACATTGGTATCCTCCTTTCCTTGAATTTCGACTGCGGCAACAGTCGGCACTTCAAGTATAAGGAGAAAGCGCCACAAACGCAAGGATTGAAAGAGAGGTGAACCCCATGACCAACGACGGCGCAGGCCGCGGCGGCGTGTACGTCGACACAAGCAAAATCCCCGATTATGTCCGGGATGACCTTGCCCGCTGTGCGCTGCGGCTGATGCGCAATATTCTGGCCACGCCCGGCGGCCGGGAAATGCTGGAACGTGAAAAGGCCGCCTATCTGGCGGAACGCAAGGCGGCCAGGAGCCGAGAAAGGAGCTGACTATGCCTGGCAAAAAGAAAGAGGCCACCCCCGCTGCCACGGGAACGGCCTCAGCAAAAGAAATGCTACCCACAGTGTACCAGCCCGGCGGCGAGAAGTCAACCCGGAACGAGCTGATGGAGCTGCGCGTGGGGCGGGGCCTGCCGGCCCGCGAAATGGTGGCCGTGGTGCAGGAGCTATATCCCAAGTACGACAAGACTATGCAGAGCAAGTGCGAGCACGGCGAGGAATACGGCGTACTGCTCCGGCCGGACGCCCTGACCGCCCTGTACAGCCGCTTCGCCCCCGATGTGCTGGAAGCCAGAAAGCGGTCCAGGCATGGCAAGCACCGGCTGACCTGCCGCATCACCGCCCGGCTCGAAGATGCGCTGTTTGCGGCGTTGCAACAGCGGATGCAGGCCGACGGCTACCAGACTTTTCAGGAGCTGCTCACTGCGCTGGTGCTGCGTTACGTGGAAGGAGATGCCGATGGGACCTGAGAGCTATAACCTGCCCGACCATCCGGTGATTCGCAACCTGGAAATGACCGGATACCCGGACGGGCAGGAGCCGGAATACCCGCACTGCCCGCTGTGCGGCGCAGAGTGCGATGAAATCTACAAGGCGGGAGACACGATCGTCGGCTGCGACGTCTGCCTGCACAGGGTGAACGCCTGGCAGTGCGACGAGTGCTTCCCGGGCTGAAAGGAGAAATCATGAACGAATTGGTTACTGTTCGCGTCGAAGTACCGGACATTCCCAAGCCCAGGCTGAACCTGGAAGAAATTCAGCAGAATGTGGACAGTCTGCTGGCGGACTACACCGGCCGGGTCTATACCAGCGACGAAATCAAGGGAGCGAAAAAAGACCGCGCCCTGCTGAACAACTGGGCGAAGGACCTTGCAACCGCACAGAAGGCGGTGAAGGACCACTACATGAACGTGATCCAGCCGGATATGGACAGAATCGACCGCATCCGCGGCCAGATCAAAGAGTGTTCGGCTGCCATCGACCGGCAGGTCAAGGCGGTCGAGACGGCAGAGAAGGAGGAAAAGCGGCAGGCGCTTGAGCTGATCTACCGCGACGCGGCAGGGGAGGACCTGGCCCTGCTTATCCCGTTCGCAAGGTTGATGGAGGACCGCTGGCTCAACAAAACGGTGAGCCTTGCGGCCGCCGGGCGCGAGCTGCGCAGGGCGGTGGAGACGCGCCGGGAAGAGCTGCGAATTATCCGCACCACCTGCGGCGAAGATGCGGAAGCCTGCACGACCGAGTACCTGCGCGATCTCTCACTCAACGCCGCCTTGAACGAGTACCAGCGCCGGAAAGATAGCCGCGTCCGGCAGCAGGCTGCCGAAGCCGCCCGGCGGAACGCGGAGGCTGCACGGGCCGCCGCCCCGGTCATTTTGCCGCCGAGCCAGGAGGAACGCGAGATCTGCGCCGAGGCTGC